CGTCTTTCCAATCTGATTGTCTAGATTCTAATAATTTTCCCTGGTAAGCTTCCGCACCAGTAGCCATCTTCTCAGCGTGCATTAACTGCGCGTCTGACATAGCCATCTTCGTTCTCTGCTTATTAGCATAAATTTTACTTCCAGCAGAAACGGCTAATTTAATTGCCGACAACCACATGTTAGTACCAAGTAGCCTTAACAGGTTTTCTAGTCTTAGTTCCTTTAACAGTAACAGTATCACCTTGGGCAACGTAGTTTCTTCCTCTAATACTTGTCTGAGATCTTGGATCTAGGTGCAAGTTTTGAGGAGACTCCTTTACAGGTACTCCGCCTTTAGAATAGCCATCTTTGTTAACGAACTGTTTAAAAGTATCTTTTGTCATATTTTTCTCCTAATTGTTAGTATACTATCTTCTCGGACCTTTCAAGACATTTACGTCTCGAGCTTTCATAGCATCTGATGTTAATTTAACGTCTGCAGACATCATTGATTTTTCAATAGATGTATCCGCTCTTAGCTGGGCTAAATCTTCATTTTGATCAAGTTTTCTATCATTAAGATCTTTTGCTTGAATCATTTTAGCTCTATCAAGTTCTAATCTTGCTTTATCTTCTTGTGTTCTACGTTCTTCTTCCATAGCTTTTAAATCAACTTCTCTTTGTTTTAATTTAAGTAATGGATCATGGTCAAACTGAGATGTAATTTTTCTTTCTTCCTTCATAAACTCTTCAGTCATATCGGCAATTAAAATAGCTTTTCTAGCTTCTAACTTTTGAGATATTTGCATAAACTGTTGTTGAGCTTGTGGGTTTTGAACTGCAGCTTGTTGTAGTTGTGGTAACATTTGCATTTCTTGAGGGAACTCTAATTGTATTTGTTCTTGAGCCATTAAAGAAATGTGTTCCATAATATTTTTTTCTAATGAAGCTGTTATACTAGGATTGTTTCTAACAAAATTACTAGCCATAAAGTTTAAATGGGCAGTGACATGAGCTCTATGATCTTGACCTGGAAACGCTTGAAAAGGTTTCATACCCATAGCATCTATATGTTCTAACGCTGGATCTTTTGGTTGATTTGGTGGTGGTGGTGGTAAGACTCTGTCAATATCTTTTACACCAATCGCTTCATACATACTTCTATATGCATTATACATATTATGCATTTGTGGATTAGAAGTTGCTAATCTTAATTGTTCTTGTGCTAATGACACTCTCTGACTCATTGAAAATATATTTGGATCAGCTACAGGTAAAATGTCTACCCTACTATCAAAATCTGTTGCTTTAACATTTCTTGATGCACCAGGAACATCATAAGGATATTCTGGTGGTAGAGACTCACCAAATATTTTAGCCAGTAATTTAAATTCTTGTTTAAGACCTACGTACAGTCTTTTATGTATTGCTGACATTACTCTTGAACCACGTTCTAAAAGAGCTACGGTTGTACCAACAGCCGCCTGCTGATTCCCGTCACCAACCTGCATGTCAGCAATGGACGCGAATCTTTGTCCTGCTTGAACTACAATTCCCATCAACTGTAATAAAGTTTGTGACGGTTCTTTGTAAGGTAAGAATACGAAAGCATCTTTTAGATTACCACCTGGAGTGTCAACATCTTTAAATTCTCCTGGTTGTATATTGGCAGCATCATCTTTTACTCTGACACCACGTTGTTTAAATCCTGCTGGTAGGTTTGATAATGTCCCAGCATCTAATAACTGACGGAGAGCCGCAGTTGCAGTACGACTCAATCCGCCGATCATATGAATTAATCCTAAGCCATAAAATCCTAGTCCTGGCAGAAATTTAAAGTGGACAAAATATTGGATTTTAGTTTTCTTTGGATCATTGGGCGCAAAGTTTCGTCTAATCGACAAAACTTTCCTACTACCTTCTTCGATTGTAACGACATAAGGTAATTTTATTCCCGTTGGCTCTCCATCATTGCCAATGTCTTCAAATCCTTCTAAATCTAAATCAACGTGGCATTCTAGAATTGTATATAAAGGATCTATTCTTTGGGATTTTGAAACACCTGAAACTTCTCTCTCTTTTTCTTCGAGTTCGTTAGTTACTGTGCCTGTTGGTTTTGTCAATTCAATGTCAGAATAAAAACCAGATACCATCTGTTTTCTTAAATCGTTTTCTGACATTTTGACAACATGGATGACTGCTTCCGCATCGTCTAATGAGGTAGCCGTGTACGGAACAACAAGGTCATCTGCTGGAACAAACTTAGAAACTGCTCGTCCCAATAAATCGTCGTAATAAACTTTTTTAAATGTCGATCCTGATAATGGAAGATAGAATAACATTTGATCAAAGTCAGATTCATATTCTCTCATCTGATCCATGATTTGATAGTTCATAAAATTTTTAACTCTTTGTGCTTGTTGTTCTTTTTGAGGATCTGATTTACCCATAACCATAGTTCTAACTGGTCCATCTGCAGGTAATAATTCTTTGTATGCTAAAGCTTGAAACTGAGTTACAGCTTCTGCAAGTACAGGGTGAGTTGCACCACTTGCTCCTTGAAAAGGTTCAGTTCTATTTGTATATTTAAATCCTAAAAGATCTAGTCCTACAATGTAGGCTCTTTCCCATTCAGCTCTCGATGTTTTATATTCCATGTAATCATTTTGTAATTGATTACCAATTCGATCTGTGTCTTCGTCTGGAAGTAGTTCATTTAAATTTGCAAACGGATCACCGCCATCGGGCATTTGCATTGCGTTAGGGTCAAAATCAATTGTAGCCCCTTCTTCATCTTCTGTAATTTCTACAGGTCCTTTTAATTCTTCAATCTCCGTAACATCAACCTCTTCTGCAACTTCATCTTCAGGTCTTTCGTTCGGGAGAGCTTTATCTATATCTGCCATATATTTTCTCCTATACTTTCTTAACTTGTTTTGGTGGTAATTTCAACCCCTGTGATAATGGTCCCTTTTTAGGTGGTACTGCCCACCATTTAAAACCAGGATTTTTAGTTACAAGTGTTGGGTTTTTTTTATTCTGTGGTTTTCTATTTTTACTCATTATGACCCTTCTATATCAAATGCAAATTTTTCTTGCTCAGCTCTTTCAGCTGCTTGTTCTTCAGGAGACAATGCATCAAATCTCTTTTGAGCTTCATATCCTAACTTACCTACATTGTAAACAGCTTCTCCAGCTAACGATGCAATACCAATTGGATTTAAAACTCTTGCTGCTTTTAACGCATATTTAGGATTAATAGTAGTTGCAAACTGTGCAGCTTTTTTAAGAAGTGGGTTTTTAATTTTATCAGTGACACGTATTGCATCTTTTACCACCATTGGTGCTAATGCAGCTTCTGCGCCAAGTATTGTTCGGTCTAAAGAACTTTCAGGATCAATTCCATATATTACATTAAAACCTACACTTAGTGGAACACCTGCAGCACTTAATAAATTGCTTAAAACTTTTCTACCTGTTTTAGTTCCAAGAGTTGCAACTGCCCCGCCACCTATTGCTGCATTTTTTACCATTGAACTTGTTCCTGCAGATGGATCGGATGCTGATGCGCCTACGGTTGTTCCAGTTAAAATAGCTAAAACTTGTGCTGCAGCTTTACCTTTAGAACCACCTTTAGCAACTGTTGCGTTAAGTTGTTTAACAAGGTTTAATTTGTTTTTATTTAATTCAATAATTTTTTTCCCTTGTTCTGATGAAGGTTTTACATCTTTGTATTTAATATTTTGACCCGTTTTACCTTCGGATACTGTAAGCTCTGGGTTAGGCATTTCTTCTTTATATTTAAATCCAGTTTTACTCAATGAACTTTCGTCAAATATTAAAGTGCTTTTATAATCCGAAAATTTAGGATATTTTTTTCTTAAAGCAGCTTCTTGTTTTTTAAGATCATCAAATATTTCTTTTTTTGTTTCAATAGGCATATTTCTATTTAAATTAGTTTGATATTGTTTTAATTGAATTTCATCTATTGCTTTTTCAAACGGTCTAATATTTTTATAATTATCTTGAGCGTCTATAAACATAGTATTATCTGTACCAACTTTTTCTCTTAAACTTCCTGCGTGATGTCTATGAATATTTGAATCTCCTCTAGTTTTATCTTCTATAGATCTGCTGCTATATCTACTTGTCCATGCCTTATCAGTTTCATTTCTTAATTTAGCTTTTTCATCATTCCATTTTTTACCAGGATTTCCCCAAGACTCAGCTGGAACTAGTATTGCTCTTTTTTTACCAAGTATTTTCATACCTTCTTTTTGATTTAAAGTTGGATTCTCATCAATAAATTGAATAACTTCTTCTAAATATTTAGGATCTTTTAAATTTACACCTGTTTCATTTACAGATAATTTAATTATTTCTTTAAATGGTTTACTAAATTTATAATCAGCACCAGCTAATCCATCTTCAATTGCATTAATAGCATTGTTAACGGTTTGTTGTTTTAAACCTAATTTTTTTGCAATTGAAACACTAGATTCTCCAGCTTCTGCAAGTTCTATAATTCTTGCTGCATGAGATTGAACAGCGGACTCACCTTTATAAAAACCAGTTCGTCCACCTTGAGCCATGTTCCGTGGTTCTTGGTCCATGGGGCTTGGATCAGGGATCACGTCTCTTGGACGCGTAAGATATCTCATCATTTGTGCGTAATCTTTGATATCCATTATTCGCCTAACATAGTTGCTAGACCACCTGATGCGTTATCTGTTCTTTTTTGTTTTAAAAATTTTGTTTTTGTTAATTCCATAACTTGATCATTAGGTTCCATTTTCATAACCTCAAGTGCCTTATCTCTAGGTAGACCATGTTTTGCCATAAATTCTTCTAATTTTTTAATGTTTTGTGGACCACTGCTTGTTGTAAAAAAATCTAATGTGTCATCACCATAGACAACGATCTGTTGTCCTTCTGGTAAATCACCACCTAATTCTTTAAATACATTTTCATTCTTAGCAAGATCGGGGTTAGCTTCTAATTCTTTTATAAAACCCGGAAAAGTTTCTTGAACATATTTGTCATCAGGACTTCCTTTAATAGTATTTTTTATTCTCTCAATAAGATATTGAGCTTTAGTAAATTTACCTTCTCCTGCTTTTATTATTTCTTTTACAGCTTTACCTTTATTAAAACCTATTCTACCGCCGTCTGCTTTACCAAAATCAGATAGGTTATCTTCAAACTTAGTTCCTTCTTCAATAACGTCATCAGCAATAGTAGCTGACTCCTCAACAATATCTCCTGCATTCCTACCATCACTTCTTATAAGCGCTGTGCCTTCTTCATACTCATCTGGTGGAGTTTTACCTTTAGTCAGCTCATCAGCTTGTCCAGGTTTATAACTCATGTAAGTTTCTTCAGTTAAAGGTTGACCATAATAAGCTTCTGAACCATCATCAGTTACTTTCATTCTTTGAATTGTTTGTTCCCCATTTGTAAGATCTTCAGTTAATGTGTAATCTTTATATGTTGTAACTACTTCTCTATCTTTTGTTGCAAGTCTTGGTGCATCATCACCTAAATTTTTAATTTTCTGAACAAGATTCAAAAAGTATGCTGGCGCTTGTCCAATAGTGTTACTAACAGTTTCAGCAGCTTTTTCTACAACCGGAGCTGCTTCTTTACCAAATCCTAATAATCCTGTTTTGAGTGCAGCTATACCAGCACCCGCTGCGCCCGCAGCTTTCATAAATCCTCTTCGTCCTTCGTCTACAACTTTTTTAACAGCCTTACCTTTGTTGTAACCAATTCTACCACCTTCTGCTGCCATTTGTTTAGAATCCATAACTTTTTTTCTACGCATATC